AACGACATTTAACTTCTCGTAAGGCATTTTACAAAGAAGCAAACTATCCGTTTGCAATAGAAAAATTAAAATATTGAAGTTACCATTTAAATTGAAAATAACATATAGAGGAGTTATAATAAAGACATGAAAATATTAACACTAGACAACCAGGCATACGATTTAGAAACACTACCAGATGAGGTAGATGATTTACGATTTGCTATCTTAGATAACTCTAACCCTCTCAATGTAGACTATCATTACATACCGCTCATCTTTTTAGAGTCATTCAATGCACCCGCGGTTGTATTAGAAATAGGAAACAAAACAATTAAGATGCCTGTTGATTGGCAAGTATTAATTGGGCATGAAGAACATGGTGACTTAGAGACTATTCCATTGTCTAGTTTGAATGACAGAGGCTTTACAGTGTTTGCATTCAATCCACTAACATCATTCTCGCCTAGTTTTTTAGATATTGAAATTGTTGATATCTATTCAGACGTAACATGGTATGCGCCTAGACTACGTAACGGACAATTCTTATGTGTCCCTATCGAAGATGGTCCAAAGCCTAGATGTGTTTACTTTGTTAAAGAGATCAGTCGTAATTGTGAAATCGTAGACTATGCACAAGCGTTTTGATCATTCGAAGAATGTATGTAGATTACATTGGAAAGAAATAATCACACTATCTATTGCATTGCACTGGGTAGTTGATTTGTTTATAATAGGTCCTATAGCAATGGCAATAGGATGGTTTGCAAGAGGTTATTTTGGCTAGAGCAAAAACACCGACAGATGAGAAGTTTGAAAAGCAAGACTTCAACTTGTTCGAGGCAATTACTGCAATCGACAAGAAAGACTATGGCTACTATGATCGACTAACTCCTGAACAACAAAGGAAGTTTGTTCCTTTTATGATGATCAATTGGATTAGTGTAGTTAAAGGCAAAAAAGAATTGGCACAGTATTATTTACAAAGTGTTGATCATCATGCGAATAAATATCTATTCAATGAGAATGTTTCTAAGCATCCTAAACTACAATGGTTGATGCTATGTGCGGCAAGCCCAGGGATAGGCAAACAGTTTCATGCTTGGATACCGCAGATCAAGCAGGGCGTGGCTAAACTAAAAGATAAAGCAAAGCCAAAAGACATAAAGGATTATTATAAAAAGATATATCCACAATTATCAGCAGGTGAACTGACTGAGATAGCAAAATTATTTTGTGAACAACATGATCGCAAAATGTATCTTGCAGAAAAATATCCTAATTTAAAATTTGATGAGGTGGAATTACTAAGTGACATTATTACAGATTCAGAAATCGAAGAATATGAAAAAGAACTCGGCAACTAAATCAGAATTTGGTTGCGATTTTTGTGGCAGGAGTTTTATAAGAGAAACTACAATGGCCAAGCATATCTGTGAAAACAAACGCAGATGGCAAGACAAAGATTTAAAAGGTAATCGCATTGCATTTCATGCTTGGATAAATTTCTATGCAAATCATACTCCAACAAAGAAACAAAAAACATATTTAGACTTTATTAAAAGCAGTTATTATCTGGCCTTTGTTAAGTTTGGTCATTACTGTGTAAATGTCAATGCAATTAACATTGCTCGATATGCTGATTGGTTGTTATCAAATCAAATTAAAATTGACAAATGGATAAGTGATACTAACTACACTAAGTTTATCATTGAGTATCTTAGAGAAGAAGATCCTTTAGATGCAATTGCTCGTAGTATTGAAACTATGATTAAGATTTCTAGTGATGAAAAAATAGAAAACAAAGATGCCTTACGATATGGTCCAGTGAACAGAATTTGTTATGAGATATCTAAAGGAAAGGTTTCTCCATGGATACTGTATCAATCAGAATCTGGTCTAGGGTTTCTAGCATCAATGGATGAAACACAACAACAAATGGTTTTAGATTACATCGATCCTGAACGTTGGGCTATCAAGTTTAAAAGAGATGCACATAGAATTGCAGAAGTCAAAGAGTTGTTGTCTCAGGCTGGATTCTAATGAAAGAGTTAGATTTACAGTTTCACAAGTTAGATGGACGATTTAAAGGGAATGATATGTTCACATGGATGTGTACTACTATTATCAAACCACAGTATGAACGTTTCACTCCTAGGCCAATGGCACAATCAGATTTAGCAAAGATTATTAAGTTTAATCAATTACGTGACTGGTGTTGGGATACATGGGGACCTAGTTGTGATTTAAAAGATTATGACAGAATACATGAACTCTCTCACCACGTAAGCCTAGCACAATACAATGACAATACGCACAACCAACTCAACGAACATTGGTGTTGGTCTAATGAAGAAGACCACAGACAAAAAAGAATCTATGTAGCCACAGACAAAGAACGTATGTGGTTAGAAACGAGGTGGCGATGAAAGATCCTATCTATTGTGCTTTGGCATTTGGCTCTGCCTCAATAGATGGTGGCGGGTATAAGTCTTGTTGTAATCTTGTAAATACAGGTGGCGTAGAAAAAAAACCATATGCAGATAATTTAAATCATAACAATCTTATTGAGATAAGAAAGCAACTTAGAAAAGGCGACTGGCCTAGTGATTGTAAAAACTGTTTAGACTCTGAAAAAGTATCAGGCACGTCTATGCGTACTATATGGAATGTTGCTTTACAAGACTATGATATTCCTATGAACATTGAGGTTGATCCTAATGATGTTCACTTCTTAGATTTAACCTTTAGTAACAAATGTAACTCAAAATGTATTACATGTAATCCTTATTCCTCTGACCAATGGGGAAAGGAATACAATACCATATGGAAGATCGAATCTGAAGAAGATAACCATTTAAAAATAAACATAACAAAAGATCAGACACTTGATATCTATACTTTATTTCCAAATTTAAAACGTATTGCATTTGTTGGTGGCGAACCTACTATCATGGAAGAACATGAACTGTTCTGTAAGCAATTGATTGAAGGAGATAGAGCAAAGAACATAATATTATCGTATGTGACTAATCTAACATCTATCACACAAGACCTCATTGACATTTGGTCGCACTTTAAAGGAGTGCATATCAGTTTATCAATTGATGGCTATGGTAAGGTAAACGATTACATACGTTATCCATTCAAATGGGATAAGATAGAAAAGAATGCACGAAAGTTATTTGACTTACAGAAAAAGGAACCTGACAGATACAGTTTAAACTTAAGTCATACTGTTAGTATATTCAATATTATACAGTCACCTAAACTAATTGAATGGTGGTGCGATTTATGTGAAGAATATGGTTGTCCACGTGATGTACGTCCAGGAATATTTTTAAACAGAGTAACAGAACCTGTTTGGTGTAAGACTAATGTTGTTTCACTTGAATATAGACAACAAGCCATCGAAGCAGTAGAACAATTAAAATCTAAGATTGCTACATTTAATGTAGATCAACTTGATATCTTACATGCATGGCTTGTCGAGCCTCAATCTGTTAGTGTGTGGACAATTAGAAATCTACATCAATTAATAACAGGGTCAGATGAGTTCAGAAATAGAAACTTAAAGAATTATATTCCGGAACTAGCCGAGGAACTAAAAAACAATATGTTTAGAAGTGTAAACAGTGAAATACAACATGAAGGTAAAGGGTTTGATATGGTATATGATATCATTCCTACTGAAATTATAGACAATATCAACGACAGAAAAGATGAACTCTATCCTGTCAGAGTGTCAACACATAAAAAGCAATATGCAGAAGGCAAAGATTGTGAAAAACTAAAGTCTAAGGGCATCGCAGTATGGTGGTCACAACTTACTGATGATTGGAAAGAAGTCAAAGCAATACATGACATCATCTACCCTGAGATAAAAGTACACTTACCAGACTGTGAGTTTTATGCAAGTGACATTGTGACTATCAATGGACCCAGCAGGTGGTACGGCCCTCACATAGATACCCCACATAGATTTCCAAAGTACAATATGAGAAGTGACAATGATGTCTATGGTGTACAAGTTATCATTCCACTTGATGATTTAGACAAAGACACAGGAGCAACCGGAGTTATACCTTATAGTCATCAATCAGATTGGGACATACAAGCCTGTTATGAGGGTGTACATGATGAATACTTCAAGTTACATGCAGAACAATATGACATGCCCAAAGGATCGATTTTGTTTTACAATACTCGTTTATTACATTCAACAATGCCCTTGCATTTACCCAAAAAGCGATCAATACTGTTGATTAATTACCTCAGAAGTGATATAATACAAGAAGTAAAATTAAAAGATAACGTGTGGAGTAGTAATGGCAAATGATGTGATGATAGATATGGAGACGTTGAGTACTCAACCTAACTGTGTCATATTAACAATTGGAGCAGTACGATTCGACCCTAAAGGCAGTGGTGTTGTAGAACGATTAGAAATCAGACCCACAATAGATGAACAAACAGAAGAGTTTAATAGACACATTGACCCTGAAACTTTAGAGTGGTGGGGCAAACAATCAGAGGATGCAATAAATGAAGCAATGGGTGACCAGGGTAGAGTATCGTTTAAAGATGCTATGGATCAACTCTACAAATTTTGTTGGAACCGCAGAGCAATTTGGGCTAATGGTTCTATTTTTGATGTTGTTATCGCTGAAAATGCTTTCACTCAGTTAGGTATGTCTAATCCATGGCGTTTCTGGTCAGTAAGAGATTGTAGAACAATCTATGATCTAACTAATGTCTCACTTAAAGACGGAGCCGCAGTAACATCACACAAGGCTGTAGAAGATGCAGAGCATCAAGCAATCGTTGTGCAAAGAGGATATAAAAAATTAATAGAAGCAGGGATTCAAGTTTGATAGATTCGGATATTGATATAGATTTCGGAGACAGAGATAAAATTCTGGCTTTAATCAATCATATCCCAGCCGCAATGCGTAACGTAGAACCTATTAGAAAGCATCCTACGGGAGTTTATATCACAGAGGCACCCTATGACCCTATCAATGATATGTGTTCATTAGATTACAAAGAAGCAGATGCAAGAGGTTACTTTAAACTTGATTTGCTTAATGTGAACATCTATAGTAAAGTACAAAATGAAATGCATTTAGTACAATTAATGAGAGATCCTGATTGGAGTAAATTAAAAGACAAAGCATTTGTCGAACAGTTAATTCACTTGGGAAAACAATTCGATACATTACAACAGATGCCTGAAGATATTAATTCTATCCCTAGACTTGCTATGTTCTTAGCAGTTATGAGACCAGGCAAGAAACATTTAATAGGAAAGACATTTAAAGAAATAAGTACTAGTGTGTGGGAAAATGTAGACGAAGGATATACATTCAAAAAATCACATGCCATAGCATACGCACAGTTAGTTGTGGTACACATGAATTTATTAGGAGCATAATATGGGACAATATGATAACGTAGTAGAAAAGCAGAGGATAATACTAGAGGCTGAACAATGGGCAAAAGGTGTTAAATCTGTACATGCCCATCCTTTTACATCACTGTGGTATGAAACACGTCCAGATAGATCAGGTGATGAACTACGAGTGCTAGATGTTGAATTTAACGATGGTGTTATTGAAAGAGAGTATCTTCTTACAGGAGAGAAAGAAATAATAGGCGAACATCTTACAGGTACTGCATTGCATGATGAATACTTGAGGCAGTCACATTAATGGAAGACCTAAAACTAATAACAGAAAATAATCCTCTGTTAAAACAACAGTGCGAAGATTGGAACTTTAAAGCAGATGGTGATCCAACTGAATTAATTACTGCAATGACAAAGATTATGCTCAACCCTGCGACACAGGGAATAGGCTTAGCCGCACCACAATGTGGAGTAATGAAAAACATATTCATCATGGGTACAGATGAGAATTTGATTGCTGTTATCAATCCAAAGATTGACGAACTCATAGGTGACAAGGAAATTTACTTAGAAGGTTGCTTGAGTTTTCCTAACTTGTGGTTACATGTTAAACGTAACCCTGAAGCATTAGTATCATACCAAGTATCAACTGGAGAGTGGGTCAACAAACAAAAACTAGAAGGACTTAAAGCAAGAGTGTTCTTACATGAATATGATCATTTGCTTGGAGTAACGTTTGATGAACGTTGTGGTGAATTAAGTTTGAGTCTTGCTAAAAAACGTAGAGCAAAGGCAGTAAGATTAAAACAGAAACTTGCTAATAAGATCGCTTCACAAGCGTTATCGTCTTCCTCTTAACTCTTTTCTTCTGAAAGTCAGTCATTGACACAATAGGTCCGTGTAATAACGTAAGTGACTTGTTGTTGAATGTTCTTAAGAACGGTTTGAATAAGATCCATTCTTGCTTTAGAAACAAGTGAATAGGTATCTGACGATTAGATTCCCACCACCAAACATCTCCTAACTCTAAGAACTTTTCTTTTAATTGCGAATCAACAATAGCACCATAGTCATAGATAGTTGTAACTAGATCATCACGGTTCTGAACAATGCCTACATAATCCTGTCCAGCATACTGGACAACCGTTATAAACGGGTGAGTTTCAGATAGTTTAACGAAGAATTCTGCTGGTGTTTGTGTTTTCACAATAGTATTTACCATATAAAAAAATGGGTAGATATTTTCCTAGTTAAAAGCCGTAGAGATAAATATAAGAACAGGAGAGAAGAATTTGTGTCGTACACTACATCAGTTTATACATATACAGTCAGACAAATCGTTGTGGTTTTATCAGGCACAAGCCCGAGGAAATATATGCCAATTTATGCAAAACCACTAACGTTAAACAAAGGCGTTGACAACCAACTACAATTTCAGTTTCTG